GTAAATTTAACTTACTAAAATGGGATAGACAAGAAACAAGATACTATCCCCTGTCATTTAATTTGTACGAGAAAGGAGAATAGATGTCAGAAATAAACTTTGAAGAGGATCAACAAGATCTAATAGAAAAAACAGATATACAAACACTGGCTGGTTTTTGTAGAGATTTGCAGGCTTACGAAAATGAGATTGCAAAACTAGAAGAACTAGTAAAAGACAAAAAACAAAAAGCAGACAAGATTAGTTCAGAGATAATACCGAACCTGCTCGCAGAGCAGGGACTAGCATCTTTGAAATTAGCTGACGGCAGCTCTGTTGACATTAGAAAGTCATACAACTGCACCATCAAAAAAGATGAGATGGAGTCAGCTTACAACTGGCTTCGAGAGAACGGGCTGGGTGACATCATTAAAAATGAGGTTGCTGTACAGTTCGGGAAAGGCGAAGATAACAAGGCGGAGCAACTGCTCAACCTTGCAGAGCAAGAAGGTTATGAGCCTACCCAAAAACAAAAGGTAGAACCCATGACATTGAAGGCTCTCTTTAGAGAGCGTGTCGAGGCCGGCCTCGACATGCCCTCGCAATACTTTAATGTTTTCATTAAAGATCAAACAAAAATAGGCCGGAAATAAGGAAACAAGAAACATGAACCAAGTAGCAAAAAAAGAGAAATCAGACATCGCCTTAACAGGTATGTTTGAAGCAGACGCTAACACGAGTTTTAGTAACATGGGGTCAGAAGACTTTGCGTTGCCATTTCTTAGAGTGTTAGGTCAACTGTCACCCGAGACAAACAAACGGGACGCCAAGTATGTAGATGGCGCTGAGCCAGGTATGATATTTAATACCGTGACAAAGCAACTCTATGATGGTGAGAAAGGCGTCAACGTAGTACCGTGTTATTACAAACGTGAATACGTTGAATGGTCTGATCGTGGCGAGGGCACATCTGCTCCTGTTGCGATCCACTCTGTAGAAAGTGGTATCATAAAAGATGCAACACGAGATGCAGCGTATAAAGATAGACTACCGAATGGTAACTATCTAGAAAACACAGCGTCTTATTTTGTGTTGTTAGAATCTGGTGAGGCCGCTTTGATCTCTATGAAATCTACGCAACTAAAAGTTAGTAGATCATGGAACTCGATGATGAACAGCATCAAGCTGAAAGGCAAGAATGGAATGTTCACACCGGCTATGCACAGTCACGTGTATAATCTAAAGACAGTACAACAATCAAATGACAAGGGAACTTGGTTTGGTTGGAGTATTGAAAAGGTTGGCCCTGTTCAAGACAAAGGTCTATACGAGCAGGCAAAAAGTTTTGCTGTGAGCGCTAACAAAGGCGATGTCACTGCAAAGCATGGTGAAGAAGATACCAAGTCAGAAGACAAGGTACCGTTTTAATCATGAAGGAGACGCGTAAGTTCATCCCCCCTTACGCGTCTCTGACGTTTGACGAGTATTGGTTAGAACAAGATGAGTTGTGGGATATAAGTTTGAAGGAATCTAAGAAACAAAAAGAAGAAAGAATAAAAAAGATAAATGAAACTAAAAAAGATATTCGAGGGGAATAATAGCGCATACGGTCAGCTAATTCTTACAGGTTCAAAAACAGAAAGCGGTAAAGCTGAAGGCAAAGCTTTCATAAAAAGACAGCCAATATCAGATCAACTTTGGGAAGACCATCTTGCAGGTAAAGAACCTGCCCTAGGAGTCATACCAATAAACGAAAACAACGAATGTAAATGGGGCTGTATAGATGTAGATGTATACAACCTAGATCACATGGCTATCATGCGTAACATCAAAGGCATGGGGTTTCCACTAGTCACTTTCAGATCAAAGTCTGGTGGTGCACATTTATTTTTATTTGCAAAAGAATTCATACCTGCTTCATTGATGCAGTCAAAACTCAAAGCAATGTCAGAAGCTTTAGGCTATGCAGGTAGCGAGATATTCCCGAAACAAACTGAAATATTAGTTGAACGTGGAGACACAGGTAATTTTTTAAATCTGCCCTACCATGGCGGTATTAGAGGTTTACGATATACGTTTGAAGCTGGTGGCAATGCTGCTAGTTTAGAATCATTCTATTCTATATACGACGAATGGTCACAAACAAGAGAGCAGATCGAAAACATAATTGTCAAAAAAGCAGAGGTTGTAGAAATATTTCCTGATGGACCACCTTGTCTGAACCGCCTAGCAGAAGAGGGTTTTGGTGAGGGCTCTAGAAACAATGCGCTGTTTAATCTTGCAATATATAGACAGAAAGCTAGCCCAGACAACTGGCAAGACATATTAGAAGAAGATAATCACAAATACATGAACCCACCACTAAAGTCAGCAGAGGTGCAGAACTTGGTAAAGTCCATAGGCAAAAGAGGCTACGACAAATACAGGTGTAAAGAACAACCAATATGTGGTGTGTGTAATACAGGTAAGTGTAGAACTAAAAAGTTTGGTGTCGGTTTTGAAGACGAACAGATGCCAGAGCTAGACACACTGACAAAGATAAAATCAAATCCACCACAGTGGTTTTTAAATGTTGGTGGTAGTAGAGTGGAACTAAAAACAGAACAGTTACACAACCCCAACCTATTTGCCATAGCTGTGTTAGATCAGGCAAACGTGGTATCACCGATACCAAAAGCAAAAGACTGGAGAGAAGTACACTTAAAAATGTTGATGCAGAACCTACAAGAGATAGAACCACTAGAGTCACTAGATCCAGTCAATCAAATAATAAATTTATTGTATGACTTTACAGTCAACAGACCACAGGCAAGAACAAAAGAGGACATACTCAGAAAAATGTCCTGGACGGACGAGGGTCACACATATTTTAGATTAGATGACTTTTATATGTTCTGTAAAAAGAATAGTTGGGAGATGGATAAAACAAAAACTGCAAACTTAATTAAGACATTGAAAGATATTTTTGTAACAGAAGAAAGACCAGTAATAAAAGACCAACAACCAAGACTGATAAAAATAAAAGCAATGAAAAAAGAAAAGCCTACAATTAGTAAAGCAACATACGAGGAGGCGCCATTCTAATGAAAACAATAATACTAGGACCACCGGGCACAGGCAAGACGACAACACTATTAAATTTAGTGGATGAGTTTTTGCGAGCAGGCACGGACATAAAAAAGATAGGATACTTTTCTTTTACAAAGAAAGCTGCATACGAGGCCATCACCAGGGCTGAAGAAAAATTTCAAATAGACAGAGACAACATACCTTATTTTAGAACACTGCACTCTCTTGCTTTTAGATTATTAGGTGCGAAAAAAGAAAGCGTTATGGGTCACGCAGACTACAGAGACTTTGGTTTGAAGTGTGGCATACCTATCAAGAGCGCATGGTACGATGATGGTGATGGTGTGTTCAATTCTGACAACGAATATTTAAGAATAATAAACAAAGCTAAAGTTATGGGAACAAATGTTCTTGATGAATACGATAAAAATCAACACGGTCTGGACATAGAGCGAGATCTATTATATCTTTTAGATCAAGAACTTAGCAGATATAAACAGGAGAAAGGTTTAATAGATTACAATGACATGGTTGAACAATTCATTCGACAAGATGTATCACCATCTTTCGAAGTATTATTTATTGACGAAGCACAGGACCTCTCACCTTTGCAGTGGAGAATGGTCAGGACTCTATGGAAGAAAGCAAACAAGACCTACATTGCAGGGGACGATGATCAAGCTATATTTAGATGGGCTGGCGCTGATGTTGATACTTTTATCGCACTTAAGGAAGAAGTAGACTACGTGGATACGCTCAGTCAATCTTATCGAATACCTGGTGGACCAATACACGAGATGTCACAAAAGATAATTAGGAACGTATCAAACAGGTACGATAAAGAATACATGCCTAGACAAGAGATGGGTAATCTTACAAGATACTCTGACGTCACACAGGTGGACATGTCACACGGAGAGTGGTTGGTGTTGACAACGGCAAATCATTTCTTGGATGACATCAAAGAGTTTTGTGAGCTACAGGGTTGGTACTACTCACACAAAAGAAGAAACTCTGTGAAATTAGATTTGCTTCTTGCAATACAAACATGGGAAAAGTGGAGAAAGTTTGAGCACGATCTACCACCTGCATCAATTAGAAAAATTTATTCTTATCTTGGTGACAATGTAACCAAAGGTTATCGCACAGGTAAAACGATGAGTGATGAAGAAACTTATTACATTGAAGAATGCACCGATGACCACGGATTACAAACTAGAGATGTTTGGTACAAGGCTTTTGCAGGACTAGATCCGACAACAGAAAACTATATTAGAAATATGCTGGCCAATAAAGAAAAGATTACACAGACACCACGCATAACATTATCAACTATACATGGAGCAAAAGGAGGTGAAGCTGACAATGTATTACTTTTACCTGATATTACTAAGTCTGCTTCTGACAACAATGACATCGATCCAGACGAACTACATCGTCTATTCTATGTTGCTGTAACAAGAGCAAAAAAATCTTTACACATATTAGAACCAAGAAATTATGAGAGGGCATACATACTATGAGTGCGTACGATGACCAGGTCGGTGGCGATCATTACAAAAAATATAAGATACAGCCTAGCGAATTCATCAATAAAAACAAGTTGTTATTTGCTGA